CCCGATGCGCCTGAACACATGAATGAGTTATCAAGTTTTGTATACTATCGAACGTATTCACGGTGGCTACCTGAAAAGGGTCGCCGTGAAACGTGGAAGGAAACATGTGTGCGAGCCGTTGAATACAACGTAGGCTTGGAGCGGATGCATCGGCGATCGCAGTCCACAATAAGCAAGTGGGGCGTGACATACGCCGCACTATGGCGCATGGAGAAAGAGGCGCAGGAGCTTTTTCACAACATGTTCAACCTGAAGCAATTTCTATCAGGACGCACACTGTGGGTAGGTGGAACGGAAGCGTCTCGGAAGTATCCACTAAGCAACTTCAATTGTGCCTTTGTTGAGATAAAAACTTGGGAAGACATGTGCGACCTTTTTTACTTGTTACTCATCGGTACGGGGGTTGGATTTTCGTGCTCCAAGGAGAACGCTGCACTGCTACCGAAGCTACATCTTCCTCAACGCATTGTGCATAAAGATTATGAATTCGCAGGGGTTAACGGGAAATCGGGAGATATCCAGTGGAGCGGGAAAGACGTCACCATCACCATCGGCGATAGCAAAGAAGGATGGGTTGACGCTTTCAGAAACTTCATGTGGGTGCTAACTATTTCCAAAATGGAAACGGTTGAAACGTTGACGCTTGTGTATGACCACGTGCGTCCAAAAGGTGAACGGTTGAAAGTTTTCGGAGGAACAGCTAGTGGACATGAGCCACTAAAAATTATGTTTCAAAGCATTGAAAAGATGTTACGCGGAGAGCTTGACGCTACTACGGCGGCTCCGATAGATGGGCAAGTGAGACCTGTACATGTGCTTGACATCGGCAACCTCATCGGCAACAACGTCGTATGTGGAGGGGTGAGGAGGACTGCTGAAATATTCCTGTGTGATGCGGACGATTGGGAGAGCATTTTAGCGAAATTCGGAATAAACGGCATATGGGGCGAGGAGTCGCAACGCCTTGTAGTGGAAATCGGGGAAAAGCTGAAAAAATTAAACATCCCTGTTCCGCCTACAATCGATGCGCTGATCGCAGATCCGCAGGCAAAAATGCATTTACACCATCGGCGCATGAGCAACAACAGTATTACTTTCCGTGAAAAGCCGTCGCAGGAAATGCTGGAGGTGCTTTTTGATATCATGAAGCTAGAAGGAGAGCCGGGGTTTGTTAATTTAGAATCCGCAGGGGAACGGCGACCAAATGCAAAAGGGCTTAACCCCTGTGTTGAGATCATCCTTGACAGCTACGGCGTTTGCAACCTCACAACGCTGAATTTGGCGGCGCAGTGGGAGAGTGAAGAAGATTTATTGGCGGCGCAGGCGTTGTCTACACGAGCAGGACTACGGATGACACTAGCTGACATGGAAATGCAGAATTGGGACATTGTGCAGAAACGTGATCGCTTGCTTGGCGTGAGTCTCACAGGGGTACAGGACGCAGGGGCGACAGTGGAGCTGTTAGCAAAGTTGCGTAAAACGGCAAACGACGAGGCGACTGCATATGCGGAGGAGCTTGGAGTGAATCGACCGCTACTAGTGACGACGGTAAAGCCTGAAGGCACATTGTCACAAGTTGCAGGAGGCGTAAGCAGCGGGCTACACTTCTCTCACAGTGAATATTTCATCCGTCGCATCCGTATCAATGCGCACGATCCACTAGCACGTGTTGCAATTGATTTAGGGTGGAGAGTGAGCCCTGAAGTGGGGCAGGAGTGGGATAGTGCGACAACACTTGTTATCGACTTTCCTGTACACTCCCCTGCAAAAAAACACAAAAACGGCGTAAACTTTAAGCAACAGCTACAAGTGTATTTAGACTTTCAACAGCACTACACGGATCACAATTCGAGCAACACCATACACATGTTAGACAGTGAATGGTCTGCGGCGGCACAGGAGATACATGCGATATGGGATGACTACATTGGAATAAGTTTTTTGGCTCACGATGGTGGAACGTATCAACTTGCGCCGTATGAGGCGTGCACGAGGGAACAGTATGAGGAGCTACGTGCGATGATGAAGCCATTTAATGCAGAGATGCTACGGAAATACGATAATGGGGAGATTTTAGACGTAGGCAGTGAGTCATGCGATGGAGGGGCGTGCCCGATACGATGAAAATGAAGAAATATGAAGTCACGTCAGACGAAGAAAAAACAACGGTCACTGCAACGATTGAGATAAGCTACCATAAAGACTACTATGAAAAATTCATGGAGCACGCAGAAAGCTACTTAAAAAGTCATAAACTGTATGACGAGGATTTATACGATGACTATAATTATATCGGCGCAGCGAATGATTTTATTTTAGCGCATATACTGCTAAAAGAGCATGCGGTATACCATAGAAAGGCGACCACTAAAACTTTTGCGGAGCACTTGGATGCACTTAGTAGCGATGCTAGCTACTACAACGGACTCAAAACAAAAGAAAGGCTACAGCTTTACAGTCCAGTACTTCCCGTAAAGCAGAAAAAAGGTAACACAAAATGAAAAAGCCTAAAAAAGAGCCTCGGATTATACAGGGTTCGCCTGACCAAATGTATGCAGAGAACACGATTTACATCACGAATACAGGGCGTCACACGACCCCTGTTCCGTGGTTTACAAGTAAACTTGTTACCAACAACATTAAAAAGCTAGAACGTTGGCAGGTGGAAAATGGTATATTGGAGGCGACTGCACGAGGGGACTGGTTCAACCTGTTATGGATGGAGGAAGTAAAACGGCGAATCGATAAAAAACACGGCGAGTTTACGGTTACACCAAGCGAAAAGTTTAGTTTAGAAATGTACTTGTTTGACACAGAATGGGTGTTTAAGATACCGTATAAAATGACAAGGGAGCTACTATGATGAGTGAAAAAAGCGGTTACTACGATGTCGGGGGATTGTCCACGTTGGACATCCTCCAAGCGAAACTAAGTGAAGATGAGTATCGGGGTTTTTTACTGGGGAACGTGTTCAAGTATTTGTCACGACACAAGCATAAAAACGGTGTAGAGGATATACAAAAAGCATTTGTATATTTGGATTTATATGAAAAAGAGTATCGAAGAAAAATAGGTTTAGGGGAGTGTGTAGATTGAAAAAGCGTAAACCTCCAGAGTATGGAGCGAACTATATGGAGAAGTTGGTGAAAGATTTATCAACGAACGATAACCTGAAAGGCACGTATGAGAGCGTAAATTCTCCTGTTACACGAAAAATGTGGTGGGATTTGCCCGAAGATGATACATTTTTTCAGTATATGTATAAGCGCGTGGTGACGAATTCGAAGGAGGATAAAAAGAAATGGGAGAAAAGCTGATCATATCTTTGCCGTATCCGCCAACAGAAAATCACATGCGACAAAACGCCTATCGCTACACGTCAACGGGAAAACGCTACACCGCTAGAACGTTTACCAAAACAGCAAAATCGTGGATTGAGGATGCAGTGGAGCGGGTTAAAAAAGAGGTGGAAACTGCATCGTGGGAGGCGTTGGAGTGTAAAACAGTTGTTGAGATGACGGTGTACTTCCCCGATGCGAAAAGGCGTGATGCGTCGAATTTGTTAAAGGTTACGCTGGATGTGCTAGAAAAAGGGGGCGTATACGTGAACGACCGATGGGCGTTGCCGTGGGTAAAGGACTTTTACGTTCCATCGAAAACGTGCAAAGGTTCAGTGGAGCTTGTGATATATGCGAAAGGAGAATGAAGAATGCAATACATGGGTTCAAAGCGTAGAATTGCTAAGTATATTTTACCGATAATGTTAGAAAAAAGACTAGAAGGTCAGTGTTGGGTCGAGCCGTTTGTAGGAGGGGCAAACTTAATCGACAAAGTAGATGGATGGAGAATAGGGAGTGACAACAATTTTTATTTAATAGAATTGTTCAAGGCTATTCAAAATGGATGGATACCGCCAGAAGAATGTAGCGAAGAAGAGTATAATCATATAAAGAGAAACAAGGATAATTATCCACCGTATTTGGTGGGATTTATCGGATTCGGTTGCGCTTTTGGCAGTACGTTTATGCGTGGGTATGCTAGAAGTAAAAAAACAAGTAATTATTGTATTCTCGCAAAAAACAATATTTTGAGACAAAAAGAAAACATAATAGGTGTTCAATTTCATCACGGCGATTATAAAGATTTGAAAATCCCTAATAAAAGTTTAATTTATTGTGACCCACCTTATGAAGGTGCAGAGAAGTATTCAACATCTAAAAGCTTTAACCACAACGAGTTTTGGCAGTGGTGCAGGGATAAAAAAAGTGAGGGGCACACCGTTTTTGTAAGCGAACAAACCGCTCCAGACGACTTTGAATGTGTAAAAGAGATTGAATTAACCTGCAACGTTGACGCAAGAATAAAAGCGACAAAACGAATAGAACGCCTGTTTACGCTTGCATAGTATCGATGTTTATGTTAGTATGAGGTATTCGGCTTATAGGGGTGAGGAAATGTCAAGGATATACGAGATGCACGACGATGGTGTCGCTAGCGTGCCTTTGACGATGCAGGGAAAGCGGTATTTGCACGTATATCGCAGTCGCAGGGATAACTTAGGGCAGCGCAGCGTATGCGACTGGAGCGGGCTAGTGGAGCGGTTAAAAACGCCGTCTGTATCGGCGGAAACACAAGCGGAGTTTGTTGCGATGGAGCAAGATGAACAGGGGCGACTCAAAGACGTGGGTGGTTACATTGCAGGCGTTGTGGACGGCTCACGAAACAACAGCAACGTCAAGAGTCGATGGCTTGTAGCGTTGGACATTGACGAGGCGAGTAGGGATACGGTGGAGCGGGTAGAACAGACGCTACGAGGGATGCGGTATTTGATACATTCAACAAGGCGATCCACGGCGGACGCTCCACGGTATCGGGTCCTGATACCGTTGCTACACAGCGTACCGCCGAAGCAATGGAATGAGGTTTCGCTGTACATGGAGCAGATGCTACGTAGTGGAGGGGTGACAGGCGTTGACGCAGGGTCGCACAATACGGGGCGTTTCATGTACTTTCCAAGTGTATCGAGTGACCAAACGTATTATTTTGCGGTTCACGACGGCGCAGAGGTTGACGGAGAAGCGATTGTAGCCGTTCAGGTGGAGAAGAAGGCATATGGTGACCCTCGTCGCAAAGTAGGCTACATTGGGGCTTTTTGCACGGCATACAGCATAAGCGAAGCCGTAGCAGAGTTTATCCCCACTGTATACATCCGTAGAGGGGACCGACGATACGAGTACAGCGGTTCAACGAGCGGAACGGCAGGCGTATACGTGTTCGAGGATGACCTCGGCATGTACAGTCACCACGACTCGGATCCGCTACGTGGAAAAGGCGTGAATGCGTATGACATGGTGCTGACGCATGCATTCGGCGGTGACAAGCAAAAGATGCATGCGATGTGCGAGCAGGATACGAAAGTGATGCAGTCGTTTACGTATGAAGCTGTAAAAGTGGAAAAAGACGATGCGTGGATGCAGACGCTTAAGCGCGATGAAGACGGGCGACTAGTGAAAAGCGTTGACAACATTACAAAAATACTGCTTAACGACGAAGACATTTGCAGCGGTATTAAGTATAACGAATTTCACGAGCGTGTCGACATCGTGGGGCGATTACCGTGGAAGACGTCGTCTGATGAGTGGAGCGATGAAGACCAGCTACGGCTTATAGGGTGGCTGGAACGAAAATATGGGGTTTATGCGAAGGAAAAAACGGAAGTTTCTTTGGCGGAATTCTTTGGTGAAAAGCGTTACAATCCGCTTATTGAGTACCTTGACAAAACAAACGTTGTTTGGGATGGTGTGAGGCGTGCGGAGGAGATACTAGTACACTACCTAGGGGCAGAAGATACGCCTTACACAAGGGCGTGTACACGCATCATGTTGCTTGGTGCGGTGTATCGGGCGTATCAACCAGGGTGTAAATTCGACTATGTGGTGTGCCTGCTATCTCGGCAGGGAGCAGGGAAGAGCACGCTACTCAACAAGTTGGGAGGAGCCTACTACTCTGATAGCATCGGAACCATGGAGGGGATAGAGGCGTACGAGGCGCTGCGTGGCGTGTGGATAGCAGAGGTGGCGGAGCTATCGGCAAAAAGAAAGAGCACGACGGAAGCGGTGAAAAAGTTTATCACCTCTCAAGTTGACAGGTATCGCCCGAAATACGGGCGAATCGTGAAAAGTTTTCCTCGGCGCAACATTTTTGTTGCTACGACCAACGACGCTTACATGCTCAACGACGCTACAGGGGGAAGGCGTTTCCTTCCAGTAGAGTGCCAAGGGGTTGCTACAGGAGACGTTCACACGATGGACGATGCAGTCGTGGAGCAGATATGGGGCGAAGTCGTATCATGGTATAAAGCAGGCGAACGATGCGTTTTATCGAAAGATATGGAGGACGCAGCAGAGGGGATACGAGAGCATCATACGGACGTGGGGATGATAACCGAAACGGTGCTAGCTTTTCTGGATAAGCCGATTACGGATAACTGGTATAAATTGTCATTGTTCGAGAGGCAGGAGAAATTGGGTAAACCGTGCGGTATGTGCACGCATCAACGAAAATTCATATCCATGCGTGAGATATGGAAAGAGGCATTGGAAGGAGAGGGCGAAACGCCAAGCTACGATGTACGCAGGGAGATTAATACGGCGATGAGTTTCCTTAGGGCAAGAGGTTGGACTCGTGCTACACACCGCCTCGGGAGGAACTACGGGGATAAGCCTGTAACGGGATTGAAGCGACCTGAATAGCACGAAACCGAAAGCTACAACGCCTCTCGTGCAGAGTCGATTTGTAGCTTTTTGTAGTCTTGTAGTCTTGTAGTCTGCAACTTTCATACTTTCTAAAATGCTACTGTGCTTGCTTGCTGTAAACGCAAAAAAAAATACATTTATTTATATATATTTCAGACTACAAGACTACAATATATATATATATATATAAAAAGAGTAGGATACATATAGCTTTTCAACCTTAAAGCTGTTGTAGCTTTTTTGTAGTCTGAGTGTAGTCTTGTAGTCTGAAAGCTACAATTTTTTTTGTTTTACCACTTGCAACCGCTAAAAACATATGATATCATAGTATCAAACGCAGAAAGAGGGGCACGAGATGCAACGCTTTATACCACACGACTACCAAACCGCAGCGATTAACCTCGTTATACGAAAACCCAACCTTGCGTTGTTCTTGGAGATGGGATTAGGCAAGACCGTCATCACCCTATCCGCTATCGCAGAGATGAAGCGCAGGGGCACGATAACCAAACCAACGCTCATCATCGCCCCGCTCCAAGTCGCACGCCACACGTGGGCAACAGAAACAGCCAAATGGGAACACACTCATCACCTGCGTGTCGCATGCGTCGTGGGGCGCAAAGTGGAGCGGGAAAAAGCGTTGCGCTCTGATGCCGATATTTACGTTGTAAATCGGGAGAACGCAAAGTGGTTGATGGATTATGCCTTTGAGATACAAAGCAACGGTGAAAAACGTATGCAATTCGATATGCTCGTCATTGACGAGTTAAGCGGTTACAAGTCGTCCACCACGACAGCAAGGTTTAAGCCGTTGAAAGCGTATCGCCACAATTTCAAGCGCATCGTCGGGCTCACTGGAACGCCTTCACCGAATGGGTTAGCAGAGCTGTGGTCGCAAATGTATATCATTGACGGAGGAGAGACGCTATATAGCAACGAGTACCGCTTTATGAACGAGTTTTTCATCGTCAACCGTGACCACGGGTTTCCAGTAGTGACGCAAAAGAAAATCGCCGAAACGGAGATACCAAAGCGCATTGAAAAGAATGCATTTTCTCTTAAAGCGTCGGATTATCTCAATCTTCCGAAGCGTATCGATTTGTTTCACGCGGCATCGCCCACGCCATCGGAAGCCAAGGCAATGAAGGAAAAACTAAAAGAATACTTATCCAAGATGCGTGAAACAGGACAAGATGACTTGAGCATGTTCACCAAGGCAATGCAGGTAGCAAACGGAGCGATCTACGACGCAGACAAACAGGTTCACATTTTAAGCGACGTAAAGCTATCCGTGATGGAGGAGCTCGTAGAATCCGCAAAAAGCCCATGCATCACATTCTACACGTTTAAGCACGATGCAGACCGCATCAAAAAGCGTTTTGGAGACAGATGCAGAGAGTTAAAAACGCCACAGGATATCATCGACTGGAACAACGGCAACATAGAGATATTTTTGCTACACCCTGCATCGGCAGGGCACGGACTCAATTTGCAAGCAGGGGGACACAACATTATATGGTTCGGCTTGACGTATAGCCTTGAGCTATACCAGCAAGCAAATGCACGGCTACACCGCCAAGGGCAGACTAAACCAGTCACAATCAACCACATAATCGCCGAAAACAGCATCGACGGTATTGTGATTGAAGCATTACAACGCAAAGGAGAAACGCAGGATTCACTTATGAAAAGTGTAAAGATGAACATTGAAAAACTGTTGCTATAAAAAAATTTCAAAAAAAAGTTGTTTTCACTGTTGACGGCGACAAAGTCATATGATATACTGTTCTTAGATGGTTGAGCGACAACCATACTAAACCAAAAGGTGGATGATTAAGATGAACAAGTTAAAAGTGATTATGGATTGCGAAAACGGCTGGAAAGACCTTGGATTCATGGGTACAAGTTTCGACAACAAGCACATCGAATACTACTACAAAAACGAGAAGCTAAACGCAGAGTGCACAGTGTCGTTCCCCCAGTCAAACGACTACGACGTGTACACGAGTTATACGCCAAGCGATGCAGTAAAATACGAAATATTTGAAAACGAAGAATAAGCCCATCAGGGCTTTTTTTGTTTTGACATTATCACACTTTGCGGTTACAATGATATCATAGGGAGGGTGGAAACTATGGTGATGGGGAGACCAAAAAAAACTATTGATTTGGTGGAGCTAAAAAAGCTATGCGAAATGCAGTGCACGGCGCATGAAATATGCGGTTTTTTTGGTATTCACGAAGAAACGTTAAATCGGATCGTAAAAGACGAGTATGGGATAACTTTCCCAGAGTATTTTGAACAAAGCCGCTGCACGGGAAAAGCGGCGTTACGTCGTCGGCAGTTTCAGACGGCGATGGACGGAAATCCCACCATGCTTATATGGCTTGGCAAGAACTGGCTGGGGCAGGTCGACAAGCAGGAGATCACGCAACACAGCGATACAGTCGTCAAGGTGAAGATAACGGATACAACGGATGATTGAGTATGAGATTACGGCTAGGCGGTTTAACCGTGCGTATCTCCCGTATCTCAATGACGACACGCAGACGCAAATATTTTTCGGCGGTTCATCTAGTGGAAAAAGTTTCTTTCTCGCACAAAGGTGTATCATTGACGTTGCGACTCTGGGGCGTAACTATCTCATTTGCCGTAAAACTGCACGGACGATAAAAAAGTCGCTGTTCAACGAGCTATGCAAAGCAATCGTTGCTTTCAAAATGGAACGCCTTTTTACCATCAACAAGACTGACTTGACGTTCACCTGTATCAACGGTGCACAGATACTAAGCGCAGGGCTTGACGATACGGAAAAGGTGAAGTCCATCACCCCGACGCAAGGGGTACTCACTGACATATGGATCGAGGAGGCGACCGAAACGGAGTATAACGACGTGATGCAACTGCGAAAAAGGCTACGTGGAGAAAGCGCATCGCCGAAAAGGTTGATACTCTCGTTCAATCCCATATATCAGACTCACTGGCTGTATAAAGAGTATTTCACACATTACACAGAATCACCGTATCGTAGCGATGATTTACTTATACTGAAAACGACGTATAAGGATAACGACTTTCTCACTGACCAAGACCGCTACACGATGGAGAATGAGAAGGACAGCTATTTCTACAATGTGTACACGTTGGGAAACTGGGGAGTCTTGGGCAAAACAATCTATACGAATTATCGTGTAGAACAATTCGACACTAGCACATTCGATAACATATACAACGGCTTGGACTTTGGTTTCGCATCAGATCCAACGGCGTATATACGGATGCACTACGACAAGAAAAACAAGCGTATCTATGTATTTGACGAATTCATGGAGCTAGAGATGATGAACGACGCAATCGCTACACGCCTTCATTCCATCATCGGTGCGGAGTACATTACATGCGACAGCGCAGAGCCGAAAAGCATACGAGAGTTGCAGACGCTAGGAATCCGCGCTAAGCCTGCAAAAAAAGGCAAGGACTCAATAAACTTTGGTATCCAGTGGATAAAGCGACACGAGGTTATGATACATCCATCATGTGTAAACTTTATCAGAGAGATACAGCTGTATCAGTATGCAACAGACAAAAACGGCATTTATATTGCTAAACCTGTTGACAAAGATAACCATTTACTGGATGCTATGAGATATGCGCTAGAAGAGTGTTTTACGGATGAAACAGCGATATATTTCTAGGAGGTGATGCAGTAGTGGCAGCGTTTTGGGATAAATTCAAAAAAAAGCAGAAGTATCGCTATGTTTCAGAAGGTAGCTACGGGCAAGCATACTGGGCAACGCAAAAAGACAAGCAATTCATCACCGAAGCATATAACAAGGTGGTTTGGGTATACAGTTGCGTCATGCAAATATCGTCTGCAACATCATCGGTGCCGTGGCTTTTACACCGTAAAGGGCGCGGCGGTAGAAACATTGAGATTGAACAGCATCCCATACTGGATTTGTTGAATAACAGGGCAAATGCGTTCATGTCATCACGCGATTTTATCGATTTATGGGCAACGTATCTAGCACTTGAAGGTAAATTTTACGCTGAATACGTGAATCCATCGATGCCCACGCAAATAGTGCCGTTGTATCCGCATTACATGAAGCCTATCCCATCAAAAGAAGAATTTGTATCAGGGTATAAATACGATAATTATAGCACGATATACTACGATAAAGAAGAAGTGTTGTGGAGCAAATTCAGTGATCCACTAGACATCTACGAAGGATTATCACCAATACGAGCACTAAGTCGTACCATTGATACGGAGAACGAGGCGGTGAACTGGAACAAAAGCACGTTGCAAAACAGCGGTGTTCCTGCTGGCGTGTTCACGGTGCAGAATCCATCTCCTGAACTCATCGACAATTTACGTGACGAGTGGAAACGCCGATACGGCGGAGGAAGCAACGCACGCATTCCGCTAGTCCTCAACGCAGACCGTGCAACGTATCAACCTATCGGGTTAACAAGTATTGACATGGACTTTCTGAATCAAAGGAAACTAAACCGCACAGAGATATGTTCTGCTTTCGGTGTTCCATCGCAACTTGTAGGAGATCCAGAGGGGCAAACGTACAGCAATTTCGGAGAAGCCGTAAAAAGCTTTTGGGAAAACACCATTATCCCCCGATACTTGGAGCACATGAAACAAAAGCTACAAAGCGACCTGCTACCGAGATACGCTGATAACCTTGTGCTTGTGTATGACCTTTCAAAAATACAAGCGTTGAAAGAATCACAAGATGCGCTCACCAAGCGTACCGTTGACCTGTGGAAAAGCGGATTAATCAAACGCAACGAGGCAAGATACGCCTTAGACTTCGAAGAGGTGCAGGATGGAGATATGTTTTTTAACGATTTAGGTTTTACAACTGAACAACCGCTACCAAGTGAAGGCGAATCTAAAAGCCTTGACGCAAAAAAAAACTATTCAAACAGTTTGAGCGACAGCGAAATCCATTTTATGATAGAGTAACAAAAGACGTTGCAGACGCTTTCAACGAGCAACGCAAAAAAATCATTAACGCCACGTACAACAAGGATAACTTCAACAATGAAGTTTTGGAGATCATCGAAGATGACAAGGAGCGTTTTGTTAAGCTGTTTCAAAAGATATACAAAGACGTTATCCGCCACTTTGGAGCAAGGACGTATCAAGGCATCCAGTCACGCATTAAATCAGTCGGAGCAAGCGAAACAAAAGCATTCGACTTTACGACTGACGACATTTTAACGTACATCACCGTAACGTCCGCTGAAAAAGTCGTGTTAATCACCGAAACGACAAAGAACGACATCAAAAACATCATCATTGACAGCGTGGCAGAGGGTGCAAGTATCCTCACGATGACGGAATCACTAGATAAATTGTATCTTGATAAAATCATCCCGAATCGCAGTCGCACGATAGCACGTACAGAGGTGGTGAGCGCATCGAATTTCGGCTCACTAGCAGGAGCGCAACAAACGACACCGAAGCTACGGAAAGTCTGGATCCCAACATTCGACGACAGCACACGTGATTCACATCGAGCCATGGCGAATCATCCTGCAATTAAGCTAAACGAGTTATTCGATGTCAACGGTTCACGTGGCAAATATCCTGCTGATTTCTCTTTGCCTGCAAAGGAAAGCATCAACTGCCGATGCGCCGTGGGATACGAGTACGCCGAAGAGACACAAGGAGGCGAAGCATAGTGCCGTTGCCACGACCAACACAAGCAGAAGAGGAAGAATCATTTTTGACACGGTGTATGAGCGACAAGGTGATGATTGAGGAATTCCCCAAATTGGAACAGCGTTTCGCTGTGTGCAAGATACAGTGGGATGCAGTGGAGGACGAGGAAGAAGAGGAAGAAGAGGAAGAAGAGGATACAGAGGAAGAAGATGCGCTGAAAAAGCTCGTTGCGTTTCTAGAAAGATACAAAGGAGGATGAAACATGGATTTCAAAGCGGTTAAGTTTGAAACAAAGGCGATTAGTGATGATATATTCGAGGGATATGCGTCGTTTTTCAACAACATTGATGCCTACGATGATATCATCGAAAAAGGCGCATTCCGTAAAACTATTTCAGAGAATCGCTCAAGAATCAAGGTATTATGGCAACATGATGCGAACGAACCCATCGGTTTGCCGATTGACATGACAGAGGATGACAACGGACTGTACGTCAAAGCTAAAATCAGTATGACCGACACAGGAAAAAAAGCGATGACGCTAATCAAAGATGGCGTTATCACTGAAATGTCAATCGGATACGATGTGGTGAAAGATGATTATAAAATGTTGGGTACCAAGCGTGTGCGCCTACTCAAGGAAGTCAAGTTGTGGGAGTTTTCCCCCGTTACTTTCGCTGCAAACGAAAAAGCAAAGATTATGAAAATGAGGGGCTTGCTTGAATCCGTAAAAGCTGATAAGATGGACACGGCAATAAGCTTAATCCGTTCACTTGGTGCACAGCCGTCACAAGACACTGACGACATCGAGCCGAGCAT